GCAAAATTGATTACTGCACCTATTCAGCACATAGGCGGTTTCTCTGCTCATACTGAAAATGATACTCAGAAATGGGAGTGCATTTCAACCCCTGAAAATTCTATCAGAGAAATTACACTGACAAAAAAAGGTTGGGGTCAAGGTCAATTCAGAATGAGTGATGAACCGATTCACTTTTACGATTATAACTTTTAATAGCTTACCTGTCTGAGAGCTTTGAACGGCTCTCAGGGAGCAATTAATTCACATAAAAACAAATAAGATGGCAAAGCATTATGTTACTGTTTTAGACCTCTCAAAAGGAGAAGTCCACATTTACCCTTACACTGATGATGTGGAAGATTTAGAAGTTTTGATTGCAGAAAAAGGGCACAGATTAGCTGATTGTAGTTGGATGTGTTCAAGTAATTTAATTCTCCAAATACACGAGTAAGATGGCACACACAAAAGGAAATTGGGAACAGGTTTGGAATACAAAGAATACTCCTGAAACTTGCATTATTAAGGCGATTGGGGTAGATGGGTCGAAAGAGTCCATTTGTAAGATTATAACAAATGAAAATGATAGTGATAATGCAAAGCTTATCTCTGCTTCACCTGAGCTATTGAAATGCTGTATCTATTCACTTGAAATTTTAAAGATTATCAGAGAGCAATATCCTGACATGGATGCTAATGTAACTATTAGTAGACTTAACGAAGCAATTAAAAACGCAACATTATGAGCTACACAAAAGGAGATTGGACTTATTTTAAGTCAGGAGCAAATTATTTGGTTTCAAACGAAAAAGGGGAATTGTTGGCAGACGTTTACGCTCCCGAAGATTCAGGGCTAGGGACGGAAGAAGCAAATGCAAAACTTATCGCATCTGCACCGGAATTACTTAAATACCTAAATGAAGCTATAGAATCAATGCAGTTGGAAACCAACAACGTTCCACAAAATTGGATTGATGCAATAAAAAAAGCAACAGTATGAAAAACGAAAGTAAATCTACCAGTAGAAGGAAACCTCAAACAAAAGAGGATGTATTGAATTCCTTAGTTCCAAAACGTGTAATTGAAGCTACTGCTAACAAGCTGAGAGTATTCAAGGAAAAGCCAAATCCAAAGACGAGAGGTGTTACTTCAACCAAATTTGGTTTTACTCAAAAGCTTACAATCTTTGTTCTTCCTGAACTAACAGACGCTGAGATTATTGAAAAGTTTAAATCTCGACTTAAGTCTGAACCTGTATCAACCTTCCGAAAAACCAAAGCAGTATAATCATGGCAAAAATAAAAACATTACGATTCACTATCAATGGTGAAGAAAGGACAGCAGATTTAAAATGTGATTCAAAAGGGTTATTCTCAATCCTGCTACCAAAAGAAATATCAACAGCTTTCAATGCTAGACAAAACATTGAATTAGCAAAAATGTCAGAAGTAGAAAGTTCGTTTTATGATTTTCTACATAGATATAAGACGGCTAAAACTACTACTGAAATGCTTATCGGTATTCAGTATAGTGCTTGTGGTAGTTTCTCTAATGATTTAAGTGGATGTAGGATGTTTGATAATAGAAGCAAATTCAGTTTGTCAATTTCCTTTGATGCTAATAGCTCCTCTGCTCTAAGATTTGGATATAAGGTATTTATTAAAACCATTACTGATGGCATTGCAACCTACGACGTTGCAAGAAAAGGAAATGCAAACAGAGAAATTTATATTCCAGGTCAGGATTACAAGAATAGAGAAAAAGAAGATGAAACTGTTTGGTATTCTGACGGTCATTTCTATGATGGTGGTTTAAAGGATTTTGTTATTATTCCATTTTCAGAAAATGCCGTTGCAACATTAGAATCTACAAAGGAAGCCTTACAGCGTATTTCAATTAAACTACATGAATTTGTAAGCAAAGATACTGACGAAGTTATTGCTTTATTGGAAAGTGGTAGTATTAATCAATTGCAAGAAACAAATAACTAAGCCATGGATGATAACCACAGAAAGGAATTTGGAAAGCGGTTACTTGCAGCAAGAACAAAGTCAGGGCTTACACAAGATAAACTTGCAGAGAAAGCCGGACTTGACCGGGTAACAATAAATCGTATTGAGAACGGAAAGTTTAAGGTAGGACTTGACATCCTGAATAAGATCGCAATTGCATTGGATAGCGAACTAGGATTTAAACCAAAGCAAAATATCTTGATAAATGGGAATGAATCAATTGAAAGGTATGTTGTATGTTTTGATCCCGCTATAGGAAAAGATCAAACAGTAAGTATAAAAGTAGAAAGGAGAAAGTAAAATGTATTATGTACCAATAACAGAATCTCAACATGATTGGGATAAGAAAAACCTAATGACTATAATGGGTCGAAAAGGTGGTTATGATGAAGTCGTTTGCAAAAACTGTGGCATTAAAGGGCGTAGGTATAATCTTGCAAATGTTTCAGTTAGTGAAACTTATTCAAAAAAAAGAGCTTTTACCTGTCCTAAAGCTCCCGGAATAATCATATCAAAAAGAATCCGAATTACACTGTGTATGGCTAACGGAAAGATATTTGCCAACCTTACACCAAATTCGGAGCATGAAGTCATCAACCCACCAAAACCGTATGAGAATGACCATAATGGCGTTTGGGTTATGGGTGTCGGTGAGCCTGTAAAAGTGTTATCAAACGAATTTATAGAAATAAAATCATGACATCAAAAGAAAAAGCGCAAGAACTTATTTTGAAGTTCGTTGGATTTACAGAAGAATGTGTTTATCCAAAATCTCATAAATTAAAGGAATTTAAACATAATCCCAATATTGAAAATGCAATTCAATGTGCAATTATGTGTATTGATGAAATAATAGAAACTCATACACATAAAAATATAATTGGATTAGGTGGATATAATTCGGAACATACAATTAATTTTTGGAAAGAAGTAAAGGAACAAGTAGAATCTCATTAGCAAACAAAGTAACAAAATGAAAGCAACAATTTATGTACCCACAGAAGTGGAGATTAAGACAGTCCGAGTAGAAATCCCAATTGATGATGAAGAAGACATCCCCAAGGACTTCCCAATGCGTATCGGTAATTTATGGATAGCAACCATTGATATAGATCATGGACAGATAATGGGATGGACTCAAGGGAAAACAGGATCATTCTGTATTAAGGTAGTCGATGGAGGATCATACTTCCTAGAGGACGAAAAGGGAAAGACAATCCTTTCAATTGAAGATGGCTATGTGCCTAACGCTTTACTTCCGGGTGAGTATGGAGATTACTTAGAACTAGAGATAGACGAAACCGGAATGATCACAAACTGGTTAGAGGATGCTAACATAACAGATTTCACACAGGAAGTAGAGGACTAACCATGGATAAACGTTATTTTCTTTGTTCCAGTTCGGTAATTGAACACTTTCCTAAATTCGAGCATTCAAAGCCCTTTAAAAGCGGATATACATTTGATAAGGATGATTATTATTACATTGCAGTAATTGATATTGATAGGGTTTCTAATTATTCAGTTGATGTAATTGAGCCGTTTAATGAGAAAAGCAATATTCAAAACATTGATTTTTGGTGTAGAGAATGTGTAGGTGGGACAATGGATGCTTCAAAGATAACCATTGCGGGAATGAAAAGAAAAGGTGTCTTTGTTGAAATTGAAGATAAAACATCTCTTACAACTGAATACAACCAAGCTATGGTAATTTTCAATCTATCACGAAAATATAACTGTACTCCTATCGAACTAATTGAAAAAGTTATTGGATAGCTAAATATAAAGAGTAAATAGATTTAAAGCCAGTCATTAGTTTGATTGGCTTTTTTTGTGTCTCTACCCTGTGAAAGAATGAGACTAATATATTAACTAATAGATAGTTATAAAAACATTCATTCTCTAACTTATGTGTGTTAATTTAAAACAAATCACATTCAACAAAAACCGATGCACTTTCAACAATCCATATAAAAGTAATATGATTTCATTTGCAAAAATATAATATCTAAAATTATGGTGACTCCTATCGTATCTCAAATGTCTTATTTCTACGGCTTAGCAATAAAACTAGGTCTGATGAATTCTTCTGACCTACTAAACCCTTTATATGCAAACAAAGCAAATAAAGAGCTTAGTTACCTTCGTTTCTCCTATTTGGAGGATGATTTGTATAACGAAGTACGTAAAAGAACTTACTATATCGCTAAGTTCAGAGCAGAAGGACCCGACAAACAACACCTAATGGATTTGATTGCTCTTACTGGTGATGATAAAGAAATGTTTGATCCATTCTATAAACGTGTTACTCTTGAAATATTAGAGTTACTCACTCCCTTTACAAGGAATATGAATCCTGCTTATCTTGATCGTGCAGCTTCTGGCATTCTTCAAATAAAAGAAGGTGCTACATTCAATGCAGGTGATCTTGGTTTTCTTGCTGTAGATGGTTCTGCTATCCGTGTATTCAAACTTAATGCCGGGCAAGCAGCGGTTATCATACCTGCAGGTGCATTTAATTCTACCAATTGGACTGAGCAACCAAAGGAAACCTATACTGATGACAAGCTTATTCTTTTCGTTGAAAACTACGACTGGATGAATATGAATTCAGTGCCCACGGCTGATGCAATGATTTTTGAATCTATTGTTGTCGGGATCATGGCTAATTGGTTCATGATGGTGTTGCCCGATGAAGCTAAGAACTACATTCCAATGTATCAATCTAATCTAACACAGGTTGTCGGTGCATTGAATTCATCCAGTACATGGAAACGTAAATACGTATATTAATGAAAGTCGAACTTAAAGGGATCAATAGAAACACTCCGGGAGCTATCTGTCCAGATGGTGAATTAGAAGAACTGCTTAACCTTCGTCATAAAGACGGAGCGTTCAGAGCAGTTCCTAATCGTTCTGCTATACTTACCGACCTTGCTTACTCAAACGTATATGTCCATTCAAATAGTGGCTATAAACACTTCCTAGGCATACGAGAAGATGAAGCAGTTTTAAAACTATACTACTTTGCTAAGGATATTGACGGAATAGCTACCAAAATAGCCGAAACATATGTTTGTACGATCACTGACTCGTCTACATTCACACAGATAGGCAACGTAATTAATATAAACGATTCTCAGGGGTTGAAATATGCTATCTGGTATGATTCAGCCTATAAATACATTGATTCTAATTTCGACGGAACACAAACGGTAAATGCAAATCCAGTAGGAAGAGTTGATATTCGTGTAACTGGTGGTCTAGGTAAGACAGGAAAAAGAGACTTTAGACTTTTCAAAAGCGATGTGACATTTGGATATGGTAATACTGGTGATGCAGATGCTACCGATGCAAGACAGCTAAGAGCCGATTCAGCCAACGGATTAATGGCTAAGGCTATTAGTTCACTTGAAAAGGATGGTAAGCTAACAGGCTTCTTTCTGGCATGTTCAGCGATTGAATTGTATGATGGTTCATACATACTTCAATCAAATCCGGTTCTTTGTGGTGAGGAATGGGATGTCGCTTCCAGATATTCAGCACTTGCTATAGATGGGAACACATTTGACTATACAAATAAACAAGCTATATTTTATCCCAAATGTGTTGGTGATGGTGTGAATATAGGTCAAGAACGCTTACATGTACAAGATGGAAAGATACTTAGCGGAGTTAAGCCCAATGATGATGATAGCTTTACCGCAGAACTTGATTTGACAAGTGCCTTTGTTCCGGGTTCTACAAATCTTGTATCTGTTGAGAGCCAGAACATGCCTAACCTTATGGGGTATTATGACAAAAGGTATAATTCAAGTAATGGAGTAGCTGCTATGCCTGTTTGGATGTTCTCTTCTTACAACAAACTTCAATTTAGAATACACCAAAGCATTGATCCATCACTTGAACCACTGATAAAATCCGTATCAATCTTTATAACAACGGCTGTTCAACTCTATAAAGTATCTGGTAAATCACATTGGATCGAGCAAAGTCGTTATGAGAATTCTAGTAGCTATAATTACTGCATAGAGAACTTCCTACCTATTCTAAAGACAAGTGAAGAGCTTAAGACAGAGATAGGTGATCTTAGAACCTTCTATAAGGTTAAGACTATTGACTATTCCGATATTATTGCAGCCGATTGGATAGACGTTGACCTTACCAAAGGAATACTTCAAAATATCACAGCACAAGAAGTACTTCCTTATGATAACTTCTCGCACCACTCAACGCTTCCGAAGATTCAGTTTGTGTATAACTCAAAACTTCATATCGGAAACTATAAGACTTCTTATTCAAGAGGTCGATTTCTTGATGACTTCTACGCCCAACAAGGCACTGGCCAATTCCCTACCGAGATGATTAATCCGAACGGGTCCGGGTGGATCATAAAGACCGAAATAAAAACTACTAATGGCATATCAACAGTCGTAAGATTCAAACAGGCCGTATTGGGATCAGATCAAACGCCAAACATGCTTGCTGCAATGCTTAGTTATCCTGATTCAAGAGCTACTAAGATGACTATTACCAAAGCAATTAATACGGATATGGGTTGGTACTCATACACTAAGGAATATAAATTGACAGCTCACGACACTCAAAATTATGCTTACTACCTATCGGATGATTTAAAGCCAATAGCTAACGCTTATCCTGATAGTTCAACCATACCATTGACAATACCCGCAGAAGGGAATAGAGAACAATCGTTTTCTAATATCTGTAAAGTTTCAGAAGTAAATAACCCATTCATATTCCCAATAGAGAATACTTATCCAATTGGTAATGGTGAGTTAGAAAAATTCGCAACAAATACGATTGCACTCTCTACCGGACAAAGTGGTGAACACCCATTATACATCTTCCATTCAGAAGGAATAGACGCTCTTTATATTGGTGGCGCTGAGGTGAACTATTCTTCTTCTCGTCCAATATCAAGGGAAGTGTGCAACAACCCTTTATCGGTAAAACCTATCGACAATGGGGTTATATTCACTACCGAAAAAGGCGTAATGATTATATCTGGATCACAAGTAGCTGATCTTAGTGAGGTATTAAGAGGAGACTACTTTGATCTATCCAAAACCGCTTTGTTTCAAAAGGCTATCAATCATAAGTCTTTAGTTCGACTATCGACAGAGATAACCACAGAAGGAATACTTGACTACATAAAGACTGCTATTGTTGGCTATAAATACGTTGACAAGGAAGTTTGGTTCACTAATCCAAGCAAAACGTATTCTTATGTTTTCTCAAAGGGCATTTGGCACAAAGTAAAACAGACCGGGCAGCTCTTTGTAAATGATTACCCCAATCAATACCTTCTTAGTTCAGGCTCCCTTATTGACATTGGTTCTGAACATGGTACGGCAAATGAAACTATGTTCCTGACACGCCCTTTGAAGCTAGGAGATCAGAACTTCAAACAAATGGTTACGGCTGTAGTTCGCGGATTCATCAAAACTGAAAATGCTTTTAAAGTAGTGAATAACGTAACCGTGCTTGACTATAAACGGTATGCCGGCATTTACATATTTGGTTCTTATGACTGTCAACGTTGGCAGTTCTTAGGTGGATCAGAGAAGACCGGGGAACTTAGAGACTTAGGCGCAAAGGTAGAAAGGACAGATTGTAAGTTCTTCCGTATTGGATTTGTAGGAAATATAACCCTTGATTCTACAATTGACTACATCGAAATAGAGGGGAAAGAATCAATATTAAATAAAAAACTACGATAATGCCATTCGCAAAAGGACATAAGACAAATGAAGGTAGACAGAACCGTAAAGGAGTTCAGAATAAAACTACCTTGAAGACAAAGAAACTCATTGCTTCGTTCATGGACGAAAATTTTAAAGAAGTAGAAACAGCATGGAGTGGCTTAGAGCCACTTGAAAAGGTAAAGACTTACATTTCACTTGTAAAATATGTAATGCCTGTACTATCTTCTGTAAAGGTGGAAGATTCAGACGGAGAGGATGTATTGAAGCAATTCCTTGCTAAGCAAAAATAATTCATTTTCAACAATTAGAATCAAGCAAATAAAAGTTACTTCGTAAAATTTTAAATTATGGCAGACTTAATTCCATTGTTAGGACTTGGTTCTTCGGTTGTTGGCAATATTGTTGGCGGTATTCAAACGGCTAAGATAGCTAAGAAGCAACAAGCAGACTTAAATAACGAAAAAGCTTATAGTGAGAACTTATTCAATAAGTCATACTACGAGGACACTATAAATAGAAGTGACAACGCAGCATATCTTCGCCAGTTAGAAAAGAATCAAAAGGAAACTTCTATAAAGTCTCAACGTACAGCAGCTATTACAGGAGCAACCCCGGAAGCTACAGCCGTTCAGGAAAAGAATAATGGTTCTGTTTATGCCGATGCAGTGAATAAAATGGCTAGCATAACAGCACAAAGGAAAGACCAGGCATTGGCTTCTTATGGTGCTAGACGTTCCGCTCTATTTGGTGCTCAAAACAATATTGATGAATCTAAGAAGTCAGCATGGGGAACTTTCATGGGTAATGCTTCGGGCGTAGGTTCAGCAGCATTGAGTATGACAGCTAAACCACTAACTCCAACAGCTACGCCATTAGTGCCTACTCCTACTCCTGTAGGCAAATTAGTAGATGATACTCAAAACTTTGGATAATGGCTAAAAAACAAACAATAGATCAGGGAAATTTCAATGCATGGAGAAAGACAGTCAATCCCGATGCAGTTGATTATGTGTCACAGGGTCCTGAAAAGGATAATGCAGCCATTCAGTGGGCTAATAATAATGGATATGATAACTCGAAAGTATATACAGCACCCGCAGCTACTCCGACTGTTCCCACAACTCCGGCAGCAGCTCCCGCAGTTACTACGCCAACTGTTGCAGATGTAGCTAAAAAATCGGCTGATACAGGGAAAAGCTTTGTTCAAATGTACCATGATAGTATTGCTCCACCTGTTTACGATCAACCAAGAGCAAATGCGCTAAAAACGAATGCCAATCTTTCTGTAGTATCTGATATTGCCAAGTTGATTGGCGAAGGAATTACAACATCTAAAGGCGGTACACCTATCAAAAGAGAATCACAAGCACCACAACTCAATGCGCATCTACAACAGCTAAATGATGTTTACAAAAGAGACTCACAATCCTATAAAGCTAACGGATTGCAATATATGCTTGCTGACGAGAAAGACAAGCGTGCAAGAGAAGCCTTAGCCGTTGAGAACGCTCGTAAAGCAGCAGTAGCAGCGCAAGCTCAATCAAATTCTGATCGTACATTCAATCAATCGAAAACTAATTCTGATCGTACTTATGATCTTTCGAAAACTAATTCTACGAGAGCTGATAAAACACTTGCAAATACTGTAAGGCATGATAAAGTTATGGAGAATAAACCAACGGCATCTTCTATTGAAAAAACGCAGGATGTTGTAGGTGCTGATAATAGACTTACCACTATATCAAAGAAAGAAGTATCGGCATGGTCAGCAGAAGTAGCTAAAAAGGCAATGGCTGATCCGACTATAAGCATTCAGGATAAAGCAGCATTCAGGGCTTATCCTGATAATGCATTCAAATTGCATTGGGATAAATACCTAACCATTCAAGACGGTCACTTAGTACCTAAACAAGCTACTACACCAACAGCACAAAGACCTGCACCAATTAAATCAACTTATCTTCCCGGACTACCTAAACAAAAAACAATACCTAACTTCTAAATAATGGCAAACGATAAAACAGTAGCTTTATATACTCAACTTACTAAGGACGGTTATAATTTAGGAGATGAACAAACCTTTGCTGCAAAGATGGCTGATCCTGCTAAGGCGTTGATTCTACACGATGCTATTACAAAAGCTGGTTACAATGTTGGTGATTTCAATTCTTTCTCTTCAAAGTTAGGTATAACTCCAAGTGGAGTTTTACGTGCGCCAGTTCAAAACTATGGCATTATTCCAGAGATTGACACAACGAAAACAAATATTGATTCTGTACCCCCGGTTGCTAAGTTCAAACCTGAACCGTTAGACTTTTCAATTAAACCTATTGCACAAGATGCTATTCAACCAGTTGATTCATACCAACCAGTGAAACTTGCTAAGGTACAAGATACTATTAACCCAGAAAATAACCCAAAGATTGCTGCATCAAAACCTATTATCACAAAACAAAAGTCTACGGATGAAAGAGTTTTGCAAGGTGCTGTAACTGGTGTAAATGCATTAGGTGGTGGAATTGAAGGATTAGTAGGTGATTACTACCATAATATGAGTTCACTATGGGGAAATGCCAAATGGATGAAAGATGTTGGAGATGTTTTCACTTCTCAGTCTGATGCTCTTGCAGCACATGTATCAAAACAGCAAAACGGAGTCCCTGAAAAAATTGGTGGTATTCTTCCTCTTGTTGTTGCCTCTGTAGCAGATATGTATTCAGGTGGAGCATTGACTCCTATTATTACCGGAACGTTCACAGCAAGCGCCTATGGTGATGGTATAAGACAATACAGTGAGATCAAAAAGGAGAACAAAGAACCAGAGAATGATTTAGCTCGAGCAGCAACAGGATTTGGCTATTCCACAATTATGGGTGGAACAATGAGTATATTGGGTAAATTAGGTATTGGAGCAACTAAATTAGGCAAATTGCCATTCATTCAAAATACTATAGAAGACTTATTCAAATCTAATCCAAAAGCATTTGAAGGTGGAGCAAAAGAACTATTTGAAAATTATGCTAAGGCTCAACCCTCAGCGTTTAAACAAATATTAAAAAATACAGCTCATAGCGTAGGATTAATGAATGCTATGGAGATGTCTAAAATGGGAGTTAATGCCATTGCCGGGCAATCTCAAACAGCACAAGACTACTTAAACACAGCCATAAGCGCTACCACTACAGCATTTATGTTTAGTGCTATTGCTCCATTCTCTGTAAATGCACAGAGTGAAGCTAACTTAGCACGTAGATCAGGACAGAAAGAAGTTACTATTGGAATGAATGGAGATAAGCCAGTAGAACTAATCCAGACTGAAAAAGGAACGAAAGGACTTACCCCAGACAACAAACTTATTGACGTAGATCAAGCAGCTATTCAGAATTCGTTTACAATGGAAACGAAAAATTTCTATGACTTGCTTGATAAATTCAAAAAGAATAAGACTGTTGATCCAGATTTGGAACGTAACGCATTTTCGGAAAGAGTAAAAGGAACATTGAGTAACTTTAAATCCTCTACCGGTAATGTTCAAACTATTACCGATTCACAAGGAAACAAACATTATATTTCAGGAACCGACAAAGATGGTAACATAATTGGCGTAGATGGCAATGGGGAAACTAAAACAGTAGGTAAAGTTGTGACACCTGATCTTACTATTGGAAGCGAAACCCCATTTGGAACAATCATTGAAGTAAAAGATGGAAATGTTATCTTTGAAACTAAGCCTATTGAAGGAACAGAGGGACTCGTACCAAGCAAAAGACAAGAAATCCCACTAAGTAAATTGCAAAGAACTTCCTTTGATGATCCTAATTCCACTTTTGAGTCTGCTAATGTTGGAGACGTTCATAATTCAATCATGGCAAAGTATGATGAAGTCAATGGACAACAACAAAAATCAAGCGAACAACCCGCTATTGACCCGGTACAAACGGAAAAGGATCAAGCCAATCAACAGTTAGTTGATCTTTCCAATAAAACTACAGGTAATATCCAAACTGTTCAGTTACATAATGGTAAAGAAGTTCAAATAAATGGCGGTGATCCAGTCTTTAAAGAAGACGGCACTATAGATGTTGAGAATAGTGGAGTTATTACCCATATTCCAAAAGACGAAGACGGAAACCCTATATTGAATGAAGACGGAACGCCAAAGGTTGAGATGCTTGATCCGAACATGATTCATTCATTAGTTACTGAAACTCCTATAGCACAAGCACAGACAGAAGCTTCATCACAAATAGATCAAACCGTAATAAGCAATGAAATAGAAAACTTCTATCCAAAAGATATTGAAGAGTACGAATTAGGAGATGGTAAAACTTATCAGGTAGATGTTGACCCGGCTACTAGCGGACTTACCTTGCAGGAAATTGAGATTAATGGACAGAATAAATACTTAGTAGGAGAACCAATGCCTATTACTGATGAAGAGTACTCAAAAATTAGTAATAAGCCCCTACCCGCTTCCGTTCAAGAACCAGTTGCCGACGATTTGTCGGCTACTGCCGGCACAGAACAGCCAACATATCCGACTAAAAGAGACGGTACTGTTGACTATAACAATATGACCGATCAACAAATATACGATCATACTAAAGAAATTAAAGGCGAGGAAGCTGCAAACAGTTTAATCGGTAGACAAGTAAAGCGTTTACAAAGCCAAATTCAAGTCAATACAAGAACTATAGGCAAACTTACAGAAGAAACTAATAAACTGCTCAGCAAAGCTAAAACAATGCAAGAGGAAGCAGCTATTGAGTCTAAGCAAGAAGCCAAAGGCATTTCATTGAATGAAGAACTTAATTCTTTAAATACAAAATTGAATGACCTTCAATCTCTTTTACCTAAAGTAGAAGTTCCGGAAACCATTGAAACACCAAAAGAAGTAAATCTTCGTCCTGAAATAGCTCAACTGAAAAAAGAACAGGCACTGCAAGTACAAGAAGAGTTGGACAATCCAGAAGTAAAACAAACTACTGCCGAACTTACAGGTTTCAAGAAAAGAATTGTAGACTTAGGTGGATATTTGGACATGGAAGATTATATTCATCAGGCTATTGCCGGTGGACAAAAATTTAAGTGGAAAGATGGGCTATCAACTGAATTTAGAAACTCCAACAAGGAAAGACTTCAAAGAAGAAACTATATTGACGAAAAAAACGGACTTACTCCTACTGAGTTTGCTCATTCTATCTATAATGACTATGGTAGCAATGGAAACAATGGAGAAATACCGGGAGTATCAAATATGTCTGACGGTGAAATACTTGATATTACAAATGAGGTTCTACGTTCAACTAAATCAAATGCTGATGCTTTAAATAAAGCGGAAGGAAGGCGTAATATCGGTGAGGAAACATTCGGAATGACACCGGAAGATTTCAAAGCATATATCAATTTTCCTGAGACAGAAATAGAAACAACGATATTAGATCAAATAAATGATGATATACTTGCTAGTTTCTTAGGAATTAGTACCTTTACAAACGAACAAATAGATACTTTGAACCAATTTATTACAAGTTGGGGAGAGCAAATAACAAATGATTATGAAACCACAACCGATAACACTAACACCGGATCAAAGGATTCAGGCACGGAAGATAGCCCTTCAATCAATGAGGAAAGCGGAATTGTTCAAGGAAATGAAGGACAAACTAGCCCAGAAGTAAAAAACGGCTCTACTGTTTCCTATCAAGGTAAAGAATACACTGTAAACGGAATAACCAAAGATGGTAAAACAGTTGATTTAGAAGGAAACGGAGAAACGATTGAAGATGTTCCAGTTTCTGATCTTCAACAATCCATTGATATACAAATAGCAGATCAAGAACCTAATCTAAACCCTACCGAAGGACAAAAAGAAGCCGGGAACTATAAGAAAGCTCATATCAATATTCAAGGTATGGACATTTCTGTAGAAAATCCGAAAGGTTCTATCCGGTCTGGCGTTGATTCAAATGGGAAAACATGGGAAAATGTAATGAAATCCCATTACGGCTACTTCAAAGGTACAATCGGAAGAGACGGAGATCATGTTGATTGTTTTATTGGGCCAGACGAGAACAGTACAAAAGTATTTGTAATTGACCAAGTACATACTACTGGTGATAAGGCAGGTTTATTTGACGAATCTAAAGTAATGTTAGGTTACGATACTGCTAAAGAAGCAGAGAATGCCTACATGGATAGCTACGATAAGGATTGGAACGGTTTGTCTGACATGACCGAAGTATCTGTTGAAGATTTTAAAACATGGCTTTACGATGGCGCAAAACAAGCCAAACCTTTTGCTGATTATAAAGAGACTCCTTCACCTGTATCTGAAATTTCTATTGAGAAACATAAATCGGCAGTAGATTTAATCAATAAACTTGAAGTTGATAATGGCATTACCCATAAAGCAACTGTAGTAAACGGACAAGAATCGTTACTATCTTCTTTGAAAGAACTTGTTTCCGATAAATACTACCAAGAAGCGTTACAATACGCCAACGATGGAGAAACATTACATTCCGTTAGAATTGGAGATACAATTCTTATCGACTCACAAGCGCAAGAAACAACGGACGATCTGGTAAACTCATGGTTACATGAACAGATACACATTGCAATTGAAGAAACAAATACTAAGAAACAAATACTAAGTATCAAAGGATATGAAGAGTTTGTTCCTATTGACTATGCAAATGAAAGCGAATTTAGTCAGATAACAGAAGCTATTGCATGGCAGACTGACAATTTGTTGAAAGGAAAAACTATTCAAGATTTACTTAATGGAGACATTGATATGTCTTTAGTTCCTGAATTATTACAAAAACCAGTATTAGAATCATTAAACAAAATAACTAATGGCAATATTAAACCTATCGCAGCCGGGAATGAGTTTCAATCTGTCAGTAGCACCGGAAGTACTAGCGGAATATCAAAAGATGGACGTGTCGAAGATGGACGTACAGCAGAAATTAGCCCTGTTGAACAAAATCAAGTTGGATCAAAAAGAGAAGATCAAGTAAAAAAGGAAAAGAAAGAAGCCTTATTTGCAGCAGCAAAAGCCCGTATCAACAAAAATAAGGTTGATTTCAAAAGAAATTCTTCGCTTAATACGCTTACTGGTGGTGAGTATTTAAAGCCTAATTACAAACGTGAGTCGATTGATCCAGAACTAAATCAGATAGCCTTAGACCTCTCCGAAATGATATTCGATGAAGGGGATTTAAAGTTCTCTGATTATGCTGCACAAATGATTGAAGGTATTGGAGAAGAAGTAAAGCCATACCTAAAACAATTTTACGAACTTACACGATATGCTCCCGGAATGGAAGGCGTTGAGAAGATGTCAACCCCCAATGAAGTAGCAAAATTCGATATTGATAAGTTCGATCACAAAGAATATATTTCACGTAAGACCGAATCTAAAAAGGGTAAAAGTAAAGACGTACCAACACAAACATCTTTATTTGATTCTGAAAACGATAAAACACCTAGTAAAAATGAGAGCGATACAAACGGATTGGGCAGAAACATCCCTATGGATGGCAGCCGAGAACTCACCAAACCTACTTCGGAAGTGGGCAGAGGAAAAACCGAACGACCTGATAGCACTGGTAGAGGAGAAAATATCGGAAGCCCTGAATTGGGAAAAACTAGCGATCAGCAAGGGAGCGAACGAATCGGGAGCAAGGGAACTGATGAACCAAATGTTAGCACCGTTCAGCCCGGCAATGGAATCAAACCAGAAACCGATAAGAGAAAAGGAAATGCAAGCAATCCTGAACAAACTTCGGGACATAGCGAAGTAAGGAATTCCCGGAACTTTATTATTAAAAAAGGTATAGATGTAGCACCAAGAGGTGACGTGTCAAAGATTACCGCCAATATCGCAGCTATCAAACTAGCCAAAAAGCTAAATGAAAGTGGCGAAATTGCTACGCCCGAACAAATGGAAGTACTTGTTAAGTACACAGGTTGGGGTGGATTAGCAGATATATTCAAAGAAAGTAACCCACGCTTCAATACTTTAAAGTCAGCCCTTACAACAGAGGAATACGATTCAGCCAGAGCCTCTACAAATACATCCTTCTATACTCCTACCGCAGAAGTTTCAGCAGTTTGGGATATGATTACCAAACTAGGCTTTAAAGGTGGTGAGGTATTAGAACCATCCGCAGGGATAGGTCACTTCTTTGGACTTATGCCGGAAGCTCTTCGTAATTCAACCACATTGAAAGCTGTTGAACTGGATAACATATCCGGTTTAATCCTAAAGGCTCTTTATCCTGATGCAAATGTAAACATTGCAGGATTTGAGGAACAACGGATCGCAAATAATAGTCTTGACCTGGTTGTTTCAAATGTTCCCTTTGGATCATTCAAAGTACACGACAAAAACGATAAAGACCTTTCAAGCAAATTTGATATACACAATTATTTTATTTCAAAAAGCGTACGCAAACTTAAACCGGGTGGTATAGGCGTATTCATTACTACATCTTCTACAATGGATCGTAGTACAGCGTTGCGTAATTGGGTAATAAATGAAGGTAATGCTGATTTTATTGATGTTCTACGCCTTAATACTGATACTTTCAAAGGAAGTGCAGGTACAGAAGCTACAGCTGATGTTATTATCATTCGTAAAAGAGATGAAAGCGGGATGTCTGATTACGCTAAAAATGTTCAGGACGTAGTAATTCAACGTGAAACCCCTTACCAAGAAAAAACAGGAAATCGGGTTCGTGATGAAAATTACAACTATGTCGATGAATTAGCTGATAAAATAGCTACAATGCGTATCAACAAGTATTTTACTGACTTCCCACAAAATATGGCAGGGGAAATGAAGTTCGGCTTTGAAGGTGGTAACGCTATCAGACAAACAGAACAACGTAACGCACCGATTGTCGGGCTAAAACAAGCTGATGTAATTTCTGACTTCATAGATAATCTTCCTAGTGATATTTATGCAGCCAAAACGAGTGCAAAAGAACGTACAGCCGTAGAAAATAACGGAACAAAAGAAGGTGGTTTGACTGTTATCGACGGGGTACCACACTTTATTCAATACGGTGAAGCCATTCCGGTAAGTTGGAATGATAATAAGGTTGCCGGCAAATCAAAAGCACAAGTAGTAACTGACTATTCAGGAATAAAGACCGCTGTATCTGATTTGCTAGAAGCTGAGAGCAACGATGCAAGCAACATTGAAGAACTACGCACCAATTTAAATAAGGTCTATGACGGCTTTGTAAATAGCTATGGACACTTATCTAATAATCAAAAAATATCATTCCTTCGTGATGATGTAGACTTTCCGGGAACTTCTGCTATTGAAAACATAACCGATGTGAGTAACCCTGATTCAAAAACTAAAACATTTGAGATAACAAAATCTGATATGTTTAGTAAGAGAGTCATCGACAAGCAGATTGAAATGAAAGCCGATAATGTAGCCGATGGTGTAAGACTAAGTTCATACAAATATGGTATCGTAAATCTGGGTTACATTTCTGAATTGCTAGATCGTAGTGAAGATTCAATCAAAAAAGAAATCCTAGATAATCTTATTGGATTTGTAAATCCTTCTACCGGACTTGTGGAATCTTCCGATAATTACTTGTCGGGCAACGTCCGCAATAAATTAGAAGTTGCAAAGCAAGATAATATAGGTGGTATTTACGATAAGAACATTGAAGAATTGAGCAAAGTAGTTCCTTTGGACTTACCAATACTTCATATTGAAGTATCACTAGGTAGCACATGGGTTCCTGATAAAGTTTACAATAAGTTCTTCGCAGAAACATTTGATGTTCAGGCAGGATTAAAGAAAACTTCTACCGATAAGTATTTCGGTGAAATGAAGGGGAAAGATAATGCCAAAGATCAACAGGCAGGTATTGTAGGGGTAATATCAGGTAGTAAAATTGCCTTAAACGCAATGAATAATACTCCAACTGTAGTTACTGAATTGGTAGGTTATGGAAGAGACAGACATAAAGTAAAAGATGTTGTCGGTACTTCTATGGCCCAAAACAAACAATCCGATCTGGAAGAGAACTTTTTGTCATGGGTTAGAAGTGGAAATAATACGGATGTTGAAGAAATGGAAAACATTTACAACAACATCTTCCGCTCAGTAGTTGAAAAGAAAACTAATGCAACCGGGTTTGATATTTTTGTTGGAGCTAGAGGAAAGTTCTCTAATCCCGAAAAAGTAGATGACGGTTATAGAGTTCGCAATATAGCTGATTTGTCCCCAAAAGAAATTGGCAAATTGAATGGCCAACTTGATAAATATAATGGTCAGGCAGACAAAACAGGTTCGATTTATACATTCAAAGAAGAAGGAGAAGCGAAAGCATTTTCAAGAGAAGCCAATGACGGTGCAAAAATACCAATGAACCATCAAAAAGAGGGGACTTTGAGATCATTGGAAACTGCTACTCTATTAGCCCATGAAGTAGGAACCGGTAAAACAATTACCCTTATTTCTACTGCAATGGAAATGCGTAGACTAGGGCTAGCTAAGAAGCCTTGTATCGTAGTTCAACGTGCAACTTACAAACAGTTCATAAAAGAGATAAAAGACCTTTATCCAAGAGCTAAGGTACTTGTACCTTCCTCTAATGATCTGTCAGCAGCCCAAAGACAACAATTATTTGCTAAAATAGCCTATAATGATTTGGATATTGTGGTTTTGTATCATAGTTACCTCGATGGCATTCCTGATGATAGAGGACGAGTATTGCAATACATTGACGAGAAAATTCAAGAAAAGCTAGATTTAATTGAAGAGTTGAAGGCTAACGGAGAAGAAAGTTCAAAAAGGCTTATCAGTACGGCAGAGAAACAAATCAAAACTCTGGAAGATTCTAAGTACGACAAAGAGGAATCAGATATCCCTAGTAAAAAGAAAGGACTAAGCATTAAGCAAATTGAATCCAATAGAAAGAAGGCTACTTCTAAGGCAGAAAAACTGATGGATCGTAGGACTGACAACACAAGAACCTTTGAACAATTGGGTATTGATGCACTATTAATTGATGAAGCTCATAGCTATAAAAAGTTAGGTTTCGTCACCTCGCTTCAAAGTATAAAGGGTATTGATGTTGGTGCTTCTCAAAAAGCTCAATCTTTAAAGCTCAAAACCTCTTATATCCTCGAACAACACAACGGAAAAAACGTGGTGTTTGCTACCGGAACTCCCATTTCAAATACAATGGCTGAAATGTGGACATTCTTACGTTACCTACTTCCTAAAACAGAGTTGCAACGTTTGAATATGAATAACTTCGATGCATTTGTGAATAACTTTGGAAACATCGAAGAAGCAGCAGAGTTCTCAGCCAGTGGAAAATTCAAGATAACAAAACGTTTTTCAAGTTTTGTCAATGTTCCTGAATTACTGTCTGCATGGAAACAGGTTACACACACTGTCCTTACCGAACAAGTGTCTAACCTAAAAGAAGGCGTAGGAACACCACGTATTGAGTCTGGCGCACCTATCGACATGATGATAGATCAAACACAACCTCTTAAATCGGTAATGAAATCTATCAAAGCTACTCTTACTAGATTTGAGAGTATGTCAGGTGCAGAAAAAAGGGATAACAAACACATTCCCCTTGTTATGTTTGGAGTTGCTAAACGTGCTGCAGTAGATGTAAGGTTGGTTGATCCTAAGTTCCCTGATGATCCAAATAGTAAAACAAATATTACAGTAAAGGAAGTTCTGAAAGATTTAGATAATACTAAAGAATACAATGGAACTGTAGCTATATTCTGTGATGCTTATCAAAGCACCGACAAGAAAGACGGTGAAAAGAGGTTCAATGTATTTGAAGATATTAAGGAGAAACTTATTAAAGCGGGAGTTCCTGAAAACCAAGTTGCAATAGTAAACGATTATAGTACAGATGATAAAAAGGCAGCACTTTGGGAAAAAGTAAATAAGGGAATTGTACGTGTAGTTCTGGGAACAACTGAGAAGCTAGGAGTTGGAGTAAATATACAGGAACGTTTACATCTTCTTGTACACATGGATGCACCAACACGACCAAGTGACTATCAACAACGGAACGGACGTATTATGAGACAAGGTAATTTGCACCTTGATTGGGGTAAAACTATTAAATTACTTCGTATCGGAGTTAAGGGGACACTTGATGTTACCGGGTATCAACGATTGAACATTAAAGGTAAATTCATCAAGCAGATAATGGAAGGTGATATTACAAGTCGTGAACCATTAGAGGAAGAAGATATTGAAGGTAGCGACTCAAATAATTTTGCTCAAATGATGGCTTCATTATCTGGCAGCGAGTCGGCAATGGCAATGCGTTTGGAAGAAACAAAACTAAAGAAACTTCTAAATGCTAAACAATATCATGAGGGAAACCAAATTTACATGGCTTCTGAAATCAAAAGAAATAAAAACGTAATTAAAGCTACTACTAACACTATCAATGAGTTAGAAGATTCAAAAGCTAAAATAAAACAACTATTCCCTGATGGTAAAATCGTATCTGTAACAATAGGGAACGCTACAGCCACTACACCGGATGAAATTGATAAACTGATAAATAAGACAATATCCAAACAAGTCGAGAAAGCAGCAGAAGCATTAAGAAACAACCCTAATTCTGACATTACTAAATTGAAAACATCAATGCAGGTAAACGGAAAATCTTTCAATGTAAATATTGAAATTGAAAAAGGGTGGATGTCTAAAAGTTCTTTGGATAAAACAAAAGACCTATCTAAGACTCGTATTGAAAGAATGGTATCTTATGAATTCCCTGAACTACCTATTATCAATAAAGAGGATGTAGGCGCAAGAGTTCAAAATATGCTTGCTGATCTGGAAGAAGTTCTTTCCTTAAGCCGTTTTGATAGAAATATAAGTCTTCGTAAGGTTGGTGTAGAAAAAGCTATTCGTGAAAACGAACTTTATACACCCCAAATCGGAAAAGAATTTCCAAAACAAGCTGAACTTGAAAAATCAGAAAAGAAATACGCTGAATTAGAAATAAAAATGACTGATGAACTAGCTGAAATTGAAGCAAAAGAAGCTAGTGAAGATGTTGAAGTATTAGATATTAGTCAAGCAATACAACAAGACCTTGACGAAGGAGATGAAACCCCAAGTTATAAGAGAGTTTCTAAACCTGAACCTGTCAAAATACTTGATACTGACTCTGTACTTGATAAGTTGAAAAAAAATAGAGAGCATTACGAAGCAACACAGGAATGGCAAAAAAGTCAGTTACAAAATGTTGCCGAAGAAAATGGAGAAGAGTTATCCGGCATTTCATTAGATGAACTAAACCGTTCTGTGAATACTATATCTTCTAAGCTTTGGGAAGGTTGGGCTAATTCAGCATTACCGGTAAAGAAATTTCAAGAATTCCTTGAAAGTAAAGGAGTGGTTATTTCTGATAATGATAATTATGTAATGAGACTCACTACTGTTCCAAGTAGAATTGAACATCGTTTTGACTTGTTTAAATCTGAGGTAATGAAGCCTTTCATAGATACTTTAAAAGCAATACAAAAGAATGGGTTCACTTACGATGATATAACTACCTACGCAAAACTAAAACATGGTCCAGAATACACAGCGCATATTCTTGTTAGAAATTATTCTGCAAAGTTAGAAGCTGAAAGAGCTAAGATTGATGATGTAACCGGATCAACTGACTTTATTACCAAGAACTCTATATTAGATCAAAAAATTTCCAATTTTAAATCTAATGTTTATGACTTCATGGAAAAAAATGATATTGACTATTCAGGAAGAAAGGCTATTGAAAAACGTATAGATGAAACCGCATACGCATTTATTTCTGATTTTGAAAAAGCAAACGGATCATTAGTAAATGACTTTTGGAAAGAAGCAGCCGAAGTTTCTCACTATGCCCTAAATGAAGAGGTCAGAGGTGGAATGCGCACGAAAGAATCAGCCGAAGCTATAAAAGGGATGTTTGATTACTATATTCCATTTAAAGGACACCGTGACCCAACCGCTGAAACTACATGGGACTATTCAATGGAACATGGGGATTTCTTTTTCAGCGCTGTAAAAAAAGGTAAAGGACGTACATCGGAATCAGATGACCCATTCTCAGTAATGGAATCAACCGTGCGTAGCGCAATCGGAGCAGCAGAAGAAAATATACTCTTACAATCCGTTCGAAGATTAGCCTTGAAAGATACTACCGGATCAATGACAGTTAGTAAAACATGGTTCGTAAAAGTAGGAGAAGATGAAGAAGGTAAACCTATTTTTAAAATAGCCGATGAAGTTCCCTTTGAAGATACTGACACCAACGAAACATACAACGCCAATTTAGTTCTGTTTCAAGCTAAAATGAAAGCTCTTCAAGAAAAAGGAGAAGCATACCAAAGTGGAGGGGAAAGACTACATTTAGGATTATGGATCAAGCCTACAAATGAGAGAGAACACGAAGTAGTTTTAAAAAGTAATGGAGAATCGTACACAATACGCTTCCATACCTCTCCACGAGTTCCACAAGCTATAAACGGAACTAATATGAGACATTATGACGGTGCGTTTGGAGCTACCTTAGATGGGATAGGAAGTATCACCAGACATATGGCAGGATTTAAAACTCTTTGGAGACCTGCTTTTATTCTTGTTACTAATCCACTTCGAGACATACATGCGGGTTTAAACCTTGCATTCATTGACGAAGGGGCAGCTTTTACAGCAAGTGTTATAGCTAATTTCAGACATGCACAAGCTTCTTTATTAAGAAGAATGCTAGGGAAACATGATCTTAGTAATAGATATGATAAAATGCTTAATGACTTCATGGTTTTGGGTGGTAAAACAGGTATTTCCAAAATAATGGAAATCAAACAAATCCAAACGGAAATAGAAAAGCAACTAAAAGACGGAATTCACCCGGTCAAAAAAATATTTGATATTTACCATGCTATAAGTGATGTTACTGAAAATCAAATGAGATTAGCAGTTTATATCTCGGCAATTGATAAAGGTTACTCTTCCCTTAAAGCTACTTCAATGGCAAAAGAAGCAACCGTAAACTTTGATAGAAAAGGAAACGGAAGAAACGGACTAAGAGAATTGAAAAGTACTTACGCCTTTATTAATGTAGGTTTTCAGGCAATTGATAACATTTATTCAAAATCAACAAAAAATAACCAAACAAAAAGACGTGCTTTGCTTGCTATTGCAGCTAACGTAATAAGTGGGGCTTTATTAGTAAGTATGTTGAATTCTGCATTAGCTTCATTATTTGGTTGGGATCAAGATAAATGGTTAGAAGATTTTGCGAAACGATCTTCTTTTGCCCGGAACGCAAACTTTACTATCTGGACACCGGATAAATTAATTGATATTCCTTTAGGACAAGAGTTCAGAATGTATCACGGATTAGGAATGGATATGATGATGATGTATCATGGGAAAGTCTCAGTAACCGAAACAGCAGTAAATATGCTCAAAGGATTGACCTCTCAATTACCTTACAATCCTATAGAATCATCAATGCAGGGGAGTTGGGCTAGTGCAATGCCGGATATCGTTTCTACGTCAGCAGAATTACTTGCAAATAAATCATGGTTAGGATATTCAATTTACAAAGAAAATCAAGACGAAGATGCACCGGGGTTCACTAAGATCAAAACAAATAAGAAAGGGGAACCATACGCACCTGAAATACTTGTAAGATTTGCAAAGGCTTTAGATAATGTTACAGGTGGAGATGGAGCAAAAGCAGGTTGGTTAAGTCCAAACCCTGACATAGTAGATCATTTATTGGGTGGTTATCTTGCCGGGATTTACGAACAACCTCTTTCTTTAGTAGAAGGAGCATTAAGCGAAAAAGAAGGTTCATTTATCAAAGAAATTACCCCTAGAGCATTAATAAAAAATACTGCAGACATTCAATCACGTAACACCGGGCTGAATGAAAAGTATTATGAGGCAAAAGACAAATCAGAAAAGGTTGATAAACTAATTGGTAGAAATGAAAAAGCGATCAAGGAGCTAGATAAGAATCAACCTGACTACGATCAAAAGAAGAAGTATTATCAAGATCAAATAGCATCTCTTCAAACAGATGAAAACTATGAAGTTGGTGGATTGCAAAAAACAATCAAAGAACTTGAAAAGGCACTCCCTGAACAAAAACAAAGTCAACAAGTAGAAAGCGAAAAAATCATTTCTGGATTAAAACAAAATATTGTAGACTTAGCAGATGGAAAGACTATTACATCTACTACTTATTCTGAACTTGAAGCTAAATATAACGGTCTATTAAAGAAAGTACAAGAATACAAAGCTAAACGAGTTTTAGGAGAAGTGAAAGAGAATGCACAATTAGAAGAATTAAGCTCAAAGATATTTGTAAGCTATGGCAAACTTAAATCCCTGAATTCTACAATTGACTTTTTAAAGAAAGATACAGAGAAGAACCCTGCTAACAAAGAAGAAAACGAAAAACAGATAATTGAATTAATAAGAGACCTATGAAAACAGACTATAGAAAATTTAATCTGAATACCCTTACAGAGAAAAGAAAGGTAGAGCCTTTAAAGTTTGATACATTAGAACAATCAGATAATGTTGCTCGCATCTTCCGGTATTCAAGATTATGGAACGATCTTGCGCCGGCACGAAAGAAAAGACAAAGAGCCGTTGCCTATGGTTTTGGGGATCAATATTCTGATGTCATAATTGATGAAACTGGACATAGAGTAACGGAAGGTCAACATATCATGAATCAAGGCAAGGTTCCAATTGCAAATAACCTTATCCGTGGACAGGTAAAAACTGTTATTGGCCAATTCAGAAGTAACCAGACCGAACCAGGATGTGTTGCTAGGGATCGAGACGAAGCAAAACTAGGCGAAATGATGTCTATTGCAGTTCAGTGTTCGTATCAATCAAATAAACTTTGGGAACTAGACGCACGTACATTACAAGAATACCTTCATTCTGGTGTAGCTATTCAAAAGGTTGGGTACTCATGGGATTTCAGCCGTCAAATAATGTCTGAAAAGGTTGATTTTGTAACCTTACCACGATTTTTCTTCAATGGAGATATAGAAGACCCACGAGGTGGAGATTTTACCGTAATGGGAGAAATTCTTGATTGGAGTTTATCTGACATCATTTCTAATCTTTGTTCTGGAGATAGAGAAAAGGCATTGCGAGTATCAAAAATGTACAATAATTCAAATAATCAAAACGACATATATTCAGCATATCAGCCACTATCTAAAAGAAAAATTGAAAACCTTTCTTTCTTCCTTCCTACTGATCGCTCCAAATGTAGAGTTATATGTGCGTGGGAATTTGAAAGTAAAGAACGATTAAAAGTTCATGATTACTTAACTGGCAAACCTTACATTTCTGAATTAGAAGATGCACCCGCAATTGACGAGATAAACAAAACTCGTATTAAAGAAGCTGTAGCACAAGGTGTACTTCCAGAAGATGTTGCGCTAATTGAATACGAATGGTTTTTAGATAAGTTTTGGTACGTCAGATATATGACTCCACTAGGGGAAATTTTATATGAAGCCGAAACTCCTTTCAACCATAAAAAACCGCCTTACATTATAAAGATAGATATGTTTGATGGTGAAAACCATTCATTCGTAGATGATCTTATAGAGCTGAACAGAGGTATTAATCGTTTATCTACTCTTATTGACTTTATCATTAGCGCATCACCAAAAGGAACATTTATTATTCCACAGGAGTGTCTGGGGGAAATGAATAAAGAAGAAATAATAGAACAGTATCAAACGCCCGGTGGAGTTGTCGTAATTAAAACAAAAGGACTTACAAAAGAGCAACTTCCATATACCGTCAGTCAAAACGCAACCAATGTAGGAGCTTATGAACTACTAAACCTTTATATGAGTTCCATGAAGGACGTTTCGGGTGTATATGGAGCATTACAAGGGAAAGAAGCTAATGCTAACGCTCCGGCTGCCCTATACGCTCAACAGAGCCAACAATCAAGCGTGAACCTTTTGGACTTGATGGAAACGTTTAAAAGTTTCAGAGAAGACAGGGATATTATTCTAATGCAGACAATACAGCAGTATTGGACAACGGAACGTTATATGAATGTTACCGGGACTTCTTACAATGAAGAAAGCAAATGGTGGAATCCTGAAAAAATCAGAGACGTTCAATTTGATTTGGCTATTAGTGAGAGTGCAAGTACACCGGCATTCAGAACTGTAAATAATGGGTTACTTTTAGACTTTTTCAAAGCACAGGCTATTGGAATAAAAGAAGTGCTTAAGGTTGGGGAATTCCCATTCGGAGACAAACTTCTTGAAATATTGGATGCACAGGAAAAAGAGTTACAACAGACTGGACAGGTAACAACAGAAGTTCCTCCTGAAATTCAACAACAAATTGCAGATGGACAAGACCCGAGCGCATCTGCAATGATAAATCAGGCTACTCAGCCACAAATGGCAGCATAAAAAATGCTATTTTATGATTAAAGTGTAAATATGGTGAAATATTTCACTACATTTACACCTTAATTTATTTATTATGAGACAAAAACTGTTTTTTGGATTATTTATTCTTCTTCTAACGTCTTGTTCAACTACGAAAAACGCCATGAACTCATGGATTGGGCATTCAAGTAAGGACGTAATTTTAAGTTGGGGACCGCCTAACAGGATTGCCCCCGATGGAGGTACTGGAGAAATTTATATTTATTCAACACAGTGTAGTCGATTAAATGGACAGGTTTACTATTATTACAGGATGCTTTATCTAAACGATCAAAAGAAAGTATATTACTGGATGGTAAAAGAAGAAAATGTTCCACCTACACAGGTAGATGTGAGCATTTATAGAAGATACTAAAAAAAGCCGTTAGAACTTAATCTAACGGCTTTTTTATTGAATATAATTAAAGGTTCCAATTATTCACTCTATCAATAAGAATACCAAAGTAGTTTTGCATACTTCGAACTTGTAGCACAAGAATATTTTGTTCTTCTTCAATCAGAATTTTGTAGATTGGATTTTCCATTATAAACTTATCAAGTTTTTCGATTTTACCATTCAATTCTGACAGTTCATCAATAACCCTTTTTTGATGTGGAACAAGAGAGTCATAACCTTCTAAAAGAATACTTTTATCTTTTAAATCATCAATAGTCCTGATTTCTTTGTACGCTTTTTCAAATACATCTTTCGGACTCCATGAAATATAATTGTCTTCGTAGACTACTTTGTAGCCTTCTCGATCTTTACCCGGTTCGCAACATGAAATTCCATCGTGACTCTCTGCCCCTGTGTCATTGGTACAGCTGAAATTAGTTTTACTCATAAATATTTTTTCATTTTATTTTATTATTTGTGATTAGCAGCGTATTTAAGCCATTCAGCTTGTTTCTGTTTGCGTTCTGCAGGAGTAAGTAGATTCAACTCATTCAACTTAGCACTGGTATAGTAAAAACACTCTTTCATAATATCCTGATGTGAAGCATTCGGATTCATTTGATAGATTTTATCTACCTTAATTCCACCTTTGACATACTTTTTCTTCTTACTTCCATCTTTCTTGACAACGTCAATATAATGCCCTTTCTCAAAATGCTTCCTTCTGATTGGCTTTTTAAGCATCCCTATATCATCCGGGGAAAATACGGCTAACCCTTTTCCAACAGGAAGGACATAGTATTGTTTGTTATAGGCAGCTTGTTTCATATCGGCTGCATGACAATACATCTTTAAAAGAAATTTTCTATAGAGTACTTTTAAATACTCTTTGATCGTTAGTTTATTCATGATCTTTTTGATTTAATTATTTTACTTCGTTGTTTACCTCTTAGCTTTTTGTAATTGGGGGTTTTAATAGGGGCTTCGTAAAGCCTTATTCTTCCACGCCTGTACTCTTTTACCTTTAGCGTGTCGAAAGTGTCTACTTCGCTGTTCCACATACGAAGGACGTTATACCCTAAACTTTCATACACTACATCTTTTATTACGTCCTTCTTTTGGTTCTCTTCCGTTGAATGAATACCACCATCCAATTCAATGATTAAACCATATTTGGGTAAATAGAAATCAGCAGTAAAGAAAGACTTTTCAGTCAGTACCGGATAATTGAAATCAAAACGAATATTCCTGAATCGTAACTTCTGCATCATCAGAAGTTCGGCAGGAGTAGCATTCTCTTTATGCTCCCGGACACAGGATATTATTTCTTTCGTAAGATTTGACATTACCAAGAAACTTTTACACATTCAAGTCCCATCAAATCTTTTACCTTAGTAATAGAAAACCCATATCCAATTATTTCATTCAGCGTTTCCATGCTTATTCCCCTGTCTAAAATAACTTCTGATCTATACTTTGCACCCCCTTCGATAGTTTTCAATACTTCAATAGGACTCATTAAATTAGCCTCTGTAATTTTTCTTGCCATTTCGGCATTCAGATAAAATACTTCATTTTCCATAACTTTAAATTATTTGTTTAATTCAAAATGACCTGTTTTTCCATCTCCCCTTTCCTCTGGTCTACAAGGAATGAAAGGAACACACTTACTTCTGAAACAGCAACGGCTACAATCACCACTACTTTCTTTAAAAATTGCTACTATACCATCTTGTTCGATAGTATTTTGGTCATCTGTTGTTTTCATGATTTATGTTTTAAAATAGAGTATTTTCTATATCGGGTTCTAATTAATTCAATGTTTTTATTCAAGTAAATTAGTTCTGCTTTTTTAAGTACATCTTCTTCTGTATCACCAATGCAAAATAGGTTTTTATAATCATCACCATTAAAACCAACTGTCATTCCTGTATTTGTTCCGTATAGGGTATGTATTGAATAGATAGTAATTTGACTCCTACCAATATTTCTAAGTTTCTTTAATAGTTTTGTTTTCATTACATGCTTGATAGTCCTACTACCTTTTTTTTGATTGTTTCATGCTTAACTATTACCTTTGGAATATCCATTTTTTTACTAATATGCATCCCTATAGCCCGAACCATAACCATATCATCATGACAGCCATCGGCAGCCCCGAATTTGCCATCTTCTTTTAGTTCGTAGGTGTCCATTTCCACACAAGCATCATCGTTACGCTCATAGTACAAATCATCCCTTACAGCAGCTTGTTGCGCTTCAACAACTAAAGGTTTTGTATTTGTGTTTGTGTGAAAACCTAATGTCTTAGTAGTTATGTTTGTGATTTTATCTACTTCAACCTTAGCATATAGATTCTCATACCAATCACCAAGTTCAGAAAACAAAACATTTGCATATTCAGTGATCGTATCAATGGTATTCTTTTCAATTGCCAATAATGCTACTTCCTTGCTTCTGTAATAGGTTCCTATTTGTGCAGCCTTCCATGCCAATAAGTCAATGTCTATTCTTCCGTGCCATTCTGCTACCACTTCCAATCTATCTCCGTACATTAATCCGTACCGATCTAAAACAAGTATATCTGAATAATCTGCTTTAGCACTCTTCCCTTTTCCAATATCAACAATTACTAAATATCTGTCTGTTACAACCTCTTCATAATCCGGGTAAGCCCAAATCTTAAGGAATGAATTAATAAGTTCTAACCTGATATTTTTAAGTGCATCTTCTCCTTTTTGTTCCTGTCCACAAATGTCACCTAAGAAAATAGGCTTAATGCACTCTAAGCGCCTTTTTTGAACGTCTTTCATGCTGAATACTCTTCGTCCGGTGCTTTGGAATGCTTCTACATCATCACTGGGCCATTCCGATTGAACTCTCCAGTGTTCCATAATAAGGAGCTTTCCTATGTACCAGTTTATTTTTTCAAGAGTAATACCCAACGACCACAAGTATTGCAAATAGTCTTTCTTGTCACCTTTAAAAAATAAATCAAAAAACTTATCGTAATCATCTATCTTTTTAGAATATCGAGGAACTAAAAACCACGGAAGGAAAATAGGCTTTAAATCTGACTCACCTTTCTTAGCAGCTTGATATTGCCTGTAGAAATAGTTACCAGTTCCTTTTGGGGAAGATTCTAAAGTGAATACAGTATATTCAACATCATCCATCCCACCACGAATAGCTTGTATTAAATCTTCCGGTGTTTTTCCCTTAGTAGTTCTCCAAAGTCCAACTTCTGTTAGATGGGCAGACGAAGTATCACCACATCGGACATTCTCCGGCTTTTGCATTGATCCGGTAGAAACCTTACAGCTTCTTCCTGATAAAATACGTGTTTTTGAAGAGCCTTCATAAGGTGTGAATTCAAGTCTTTTATCATTAGTAAAAAGAATATCAATGCCGGTTGCAATCTTGTCTTGCATACCCCTTGCATTGGTAGCCTGGTTCTCAACATCACCACAGATTAGAGAATCCCAACTTTCAAATAGGTTTATCTGAACCCACATATTGAATGCAGCCATCAGAGTAGTAATAAATGCCTGTCTACACTTTACAATAATCGCTCTGACAGGTCGACCTGCATACCAATCATCAAGCAACTCATATAGAACCTTTCGTTGAGTGGGTGAAGCAATCAGATAACCATCTTTCCGCTGATTTTTGATTTTGATTTTTGCCTGAGTAGCAAACCAGAATTCAGGATCATGTTTAAACCTTTCTTTAATGAACAGTGTTACAAGCTTCTCATATTCATCATCCATTCCAACCTTGTGGCAATAAGCATCAATACTCTTTGCTGCAACAACCTTTTTAATCCAACCTACTTGAAGAAATGAAAGAGGAAGGTACATAGTTCCAAATTCTGAAACAGTTACCTTCTTCCTTTCCCCATAAGCCCCTAATCCTGTTTTAGGATCATACAAAGGCTCGATTTTACGGAGTTCATTTTCTTTAAGTAGTTGTGCTCTGGTCATTTTATTTTCCGTAGCATAATTCGGAATGTTCTTTCATATCTAAAGCCCCCTTGTATGCATCTTCGTAACTATTGTACTCAAATATGAATACTATTTCAACCGATTCATTGCAATTAATTCGCTGCAAGTATTCTAACTGATTCATGACTGAGAGTTTTGAACTTGTTACGATAATTTCATCATCGGAATTATCTTTACCTCTATACTTCAAAGAAAGCAAATAGACTTTTTCATCGTTTAATGTTGGAATGCTGAAATACATTTCATCAAAAGAATCAAACTCATTTATGCTGATTTTAGAAAAAGTAGAATAACGTAAAGTTACCTTCTCTTTCGAACCATTTCCCGTAATAAGATTTGCAACTTTTGTTATTACACTTTCTTTTTCACCCGGATTTAAAATCTTCTGGCAATGCTCATTAAACAACATTCTTATTTCAGTTGGAACTCCTGTTGAGTTAGGATAACAGTACGTCATTGCGTTTTTTGCAAACTTCACAGCATAACTGAATAGTTCTGCATCTGTCACCATACGATACTGTTGTAATTTATCAAGTATCTTTTCAGCCGTAACCTCTGGGCGTTCACCTTGTACTATCATTTCAGGATAATACTTTTTAATCTTTTTTTGTAAGCTCATATATTTGTTTTTAAATGGAATTTCAACTTTGAGCCTTAGACCGGGATCGAACCGATGACCTATTGCTTACAAGGCAATAGCTCTACCAACTGAGCTACTAAGGCATTTTGTATTTTTCAGTAATACAAAACTGTTTTACTGCGAGTCTCCTATCCGGTTATACTTCTCGGAAATAATCACCAATTGCAATTAATGCTTACTTTCAAAGACTCTTTCTCTTTTTGGTTTTGCGGAAGGTAAGGGATTCAAACCCCTGCATCTGTTACGATCTATCAGTTTAGCGTACTGACCTCTTAAATCACTTGAGTAACCTTCCATTTGAGAACTTTTTTACATGCAAGAATTTGTATTGCATCTACGGGACATATCTTTCGATTCTATGGCTTTTGCACCAAATCTCCTTCGACCGTTCTATTTACCGATTGTATATTGTTTATTAATAATCCGACCAGAAATCCTATTACCATACAAGTAAAATGCAATTCGATATTCACATTAGTACAATATCCTAGGATAAATCCTATTGGAAATATTATTGCATTAATTATGTACGATTCTCTTTTAAGTATGTAAAGGGCGAAGAATATACCCGCCATAGCGAATACAATTCCACTCGATCCGACTGTAGGTAATTTGTATTCACAAATAAACGATGCCAAGAAAGAAATTACGAGCGGAAGCCATAGTGCGTAACTACCTAACTTCTTTTCAATGGCATCGTATAATTTGTAAAATGCAAACAGATTAATAGCAAGGTGAAATATCGTAGCATGAATGAACATGAATGTAATGTGAGTGTAGAAAGGGGAAGTAGTAGAATATCCCATTATAGGAAATATCCCAAAATACGTGTAAACGAATACACAAAGACAAAGCGTTATGAATGAAAGTTTAATCGTTCTCATAGGTTTATGTATCGGTTTAAAATCTTACCTGCAGTCAACGGCTGAATATAAAACCTAGGTGCTTCATAGTTTACAGCCATTTCAATAATAGCTAGACCGGGCATTGTCGGATTCTCTTCTTTTAATTTTTGATAAACTCTATATAAATCATTGTATTTCAGTACATTGAGTTCGTTCGCCTTGCCAGACCCCCCTACTCTATCAATTTGGTGTATAATCCTTATTCCTTCCTCAAATGAGATGTAAAAACTCTTTGCGGGTTTGTTAACTGCTCTATGTAAAAGAGTTTTCTTTTTTGTGTACTTAGCATATTCCCCCGCATCCTTTATGGTCTGATCGTAAGCTGACCTCAAATCAGCTATAAATTCATTCATTCTACAGGCATCTAATCTCATTTAATTGGCGTATTTACACTATTATTCAGCAAAGATATGTTTTTTAAATTCAATTTCAACGGTTTTAAACTCATTTTCAGCAAATTTTATTAGTGTTTTTGCGCTTTTTTTGCACCTACTGAATATATATAGTAAATCAAACTAATCGAAATGGCTGAAACTAAAATTGATCCCGAACAAGTGGATGAAAACATTACCCCTAAAACCAATAAAGAAAAGTTTCAGGAACGTATGGCATTGGATCATCCAGATATGGACGAAGAAGCACAATATGGTGAGCATCTGAATCACATGGATGAAATGGGTAGGGCTTCTACTGCGCATAAAGAATTAAATGAGAAGCTAAATAAATATCCAAAAGCAGCATTGATGTTGGGTGATATTATGAATGGAACACACCCGGCAGTTGCTCAAAATCGGTATTACGATAAAGGGGATTTGGAAATTGGTGAGGATGATGAAAACTATCCTGCATTTATTGAAGCTGAAAAACAACGCATTGCCGATGGTGAGCAATCAGCAAAAATGCAAGCCGAGTACGAACAAAACTTATTAAATAGTCAGGATGTCATTGAAAAATTCAGCAAGGACAAAGGAATGTCGGAAGATGAATTTAACGACTTCATTGAATCTGCTTTAGAATTTATCAACGATTTACTTTCCGGTAACCTTAATGAAAACCTTTTAAACAATGTTTGGAAGATCAGAAATTACGAAAGTGATATTGAATCTTCCAAAGAGCAGGGTCGAGTTATGGAACGTAACACTAAGATAGTTGCTGAAAAGAAATCATTTAAAGGAGATGGTCTACCTCCAATCAAATCAGTTTCTACTAAAATAACTCCACAATATCAAGATAGAAATGTCTGGGGAGTAAAATAATTAATATCATGCCAGAAGAAAGAATTTATGGAGTAAGAGATGCTGACGGAAAAGAAACACTGTTAGACAAAAAGACCTATCAAGATCAATATCTGAAATTAGCGGAGAACAATAGAATATCTACAACCGAAACACCACTACAAGGTCAGCAACACCGACCTTTAGGAAATAAAGGAGAAGGTTTATATATGATTGTTTCAGCGCCTGAAACAGTACCTGAGACTATAAAAGTGGTAGAGTCTAAACCCGTAGAACCTGTAAAATCTGTAGAGCCAGTTAAAGCAGTGGAAAATCCGAATCTAATGGATAAGAATTTTAAAGTTAGAGACACTGTTTGGAATAAATAATACAACAAATAAACAAAAACAACAAAATGAAAAAAATCTTTGGAATTTTTACAAAAACAAGCGTAGTGCTATTATTGCTTACCGTAGCAATGGCTCTATTTGGAGTTACTGATGTATCAAGCATGACTGCTGCCGTACCGGGTGCTGTTGAAGGTACTGATGGCGTAGGTGTGCATATTACAGGAGAGGTTCTAGCAACCGAAGTAATTAAAGAAGGTAGTCCCGATTTAATTTTATTGGATGTAGATGACCGAATTACCAAGATCAGTCCGTACAAAAATCAGATTGACCAGATTGCACGTAAAGTAGGACGTAAGATGACCGCTCACGGTATGGAGTACAAACATTATTCTATTGACATTGCTCCAATTGGAGATGTAACCTCTGCATTATATACCGAAAGTGGAACATCTGTTACAGCTAATCTATCAGTTTCTAATCCTGACTTGTTCAATGAAACAGATACAGTAACTGTTGGTGGAGTAAAAGGATATGATGTAACCGGATTAACTCAAACAGATGCAGATTTTATGTTCTATGTGAATGGAAAAACATCTGATAACCCTGCTAAGCTATATGTTACCCCTATTAATGGTAAAATGGTTGGTTCTAAGATTACAGTTCCAACTATTCCATCAGGAACAGAAATTTTCTTATTGTCTACAGCAGCATGTGAAGGTGATATTCGTTCTTACAACAATGCAGCCTTGCCAACCCCAGAAATCGGCTTCTTGCAGATTTATAAAATGGAAGTTGGAGAAACTACTATTGCTCAAATGTCTTTGAAAGAAGTAAAATGGGAATTGAACGATCAAATTGAAATTGGAGTTGCCAAACTTCGTGCCGGTATTGAACGTAGTTCTTTAATTGGAGTGAAAGGAAAAACAATTGTTCCGGGTAAGAAATATCCTGTTTATACAACTGGTGGTATCTATTGGGATATTGAAAAAGAATTTGAATTCCCGGAAAATCCTACCGATAAGGATTTAATTCGTTTCCACAAATACCTTTTCACAGGTCAAAGTGGCTCTAATCAGAAAGTTCAGTTAATGGGTAGCGATTTTAACGAAGCTATTTCATGTATTCCGGGAGTAATGAAACAAATGGAAGCTAAAAACACTGAATTACATTGGGGTTTACAGTGGTCTATGATTACAACTAACTTTGGTACAACTGCTGCATCTCCTTACGATATGCTTGATGCACTAGGACGTTCTAACGAATGTATTGTTATTGATCCTGAATATCTTGATAAATGGGTATTAGTTCCTTTTGGTTCTAAAGACGTAGATTTGAAAACTCCCGGTATCTTCGATGGTGACGTAAACGTTACTACTGAAATCAGTTCTATTTGCCTTCGTTACAAGAATGCACACTGTAAAGGTAAAATTGTCAAAGCAATTAAAGTTACTGGAATCACGACTTCTGCTGCGACTCACGCTCTTGCAATTAGTGCGACTTATGACTTTGCTGCAACAAATACAATTGCTCCTGAATTGGCATCAAACAAAACAGTAACCTATGTAAGTTCTCAACCTACTAAGGCTTCTGTAAATGCTAATGGACTTGTTACGGGTATAGCTGCAGGCGTAGTAGTAATTTCTTCGATTACTACAGATGGCACTTTCTCTGCTCTTTGTACTGTAACGGTAGCCTAGTCTTCTATAGATAGATAAATAATTGAAAAGGTGCAGTAAAAACACTGCACCTTTTTTTAATCTAAAAATTTATGTTGAAAATATATCGAATAAAACAAATGAGCAAAAGCATGTTCATTTATCCTAATGGAATCCCTGAAAGGATCGAGTTTAAAGGTGGAACGATAGGAAATAAATTTCATGGTCAGTTCTGTACCGAAGACGAAAACCAACAAAAAGCTATTGAAGACCACCCGGATTTTGGACAGATCAATACTCATAAGATTTACTTATCTGATACTATTGGCTCTGATGGTTCCGCAATATGGGGGGAAGAAGTAAAAGAGGAAATTAAATCTGATGTTCCAGTTCAGGAAATAGAGAAAGCAGCCGTACTAGGCTTTAAAGAAATAAAAGCTATTCTCATTAATGACTATTCTGTATCACCGGATGATGTGAAGAACTTCAAACAAGTTCAGAAGAAAATCAAAGACCTAAACCTTAATTACACATTGCAATGACAAGACAGCAAATCATAGATAGAGTTAAGGTGAAAATGGAAGAGGTTACACCTTTCGATGATGGGTTAGCTATACTCTTATCAGAAGTAAAACCTATGGTTAGTTATATTGAAGAATACATACAATCTTCGTGTGACCAAATTCTTATGATTTGTCCTTTGCATCTTACTACACCTACAACTATTCCTTTATCTGATGTTCTTTTCAAGTCGGTTCTTGATAACAAAAGACAAGTAGGTACATTGACCCTACCCGATGATTTTATTCGATTACATACCTTTAAAATGAAAGGTTGGGAACGTCCTGTCCATTTTCCAATCAACACAGAAAATCCACAGTACAAAGAACAATTTAATACTTGGGGAAGAGGGGGAAATGCGAAACCAATAATTGTAAGAAATTCTGATACTCTTTCTATTTACACTTTTGATGTTGACTCAAAACCTGAAATACACCTTTTTGTTAAGAGAATTGATACATCTGGGAATATCGAAATAAACGAAAAACTTGTAGAACCCCTTTGTTCTCTTATTGCTGCAAATGTACTAGGTGTTTTTGGTAGCTCACAACAAAAAGTAATGATGCAAGAAGTTGAAAACTCTTTAAAAACAGAACAATGATAGCTTTAGAATCCATATTTAAAGGCTCTAAGTATTCAGGGGCTACAATAGAGATATTCGAAACAATTGATGGTATAGATCAACCTTCTGATTTATCAGGTGCAGATATTATTATGCAAATGACAAGAAATGAAATTGTACATGCAACCTATAATACATCGAATAGCACTTTAATGATAGATGACAATAAAATTATCATTCCCGGACATACCCCTAATTTGGATTTTGGAGAATATGAATTTGACTTCTCGCTAATAATGCCAAATGGAGATGTATTTAACGGAATAGCACCGGGAACGTGGGAGATACTAAATCCAAAGACTGTAAGACCAACTGAACAACTATAATGCAAAACTTCAAAGTTACATTAAATCAAACTATAAAGAAGTACACTGTAAAATATAGTGGTACAAGGATAGTAACTGCAAAGTATACATACGCATCTGCCGTAGAATCAGGTTATACTGGTACAGAAGCGGAATGGATTCTTTCAATTCAAGGAACAAAAGGAAATCCTGGGTTAACGCCTAACATTGGTATAAATGGAAATTGGTGGTTAGGAACGGCAGATACAGGTGTAAAAGCTAGAGCTACTGATGGTCTAAGTGGAAAAGGAATTAATTCTATTGTAAAAACTGCTACTAATGGGCTTATTGATACTTATAGAATCACATACTCGGATAATACGAGTATAGAATATTCCATTGTAAATGGGAAGGATGGGAAAAATGGGAACGAAGTCTCTACAATTATCAAAACATCTACAAATGGCTTAATTGACACTTATACTATCACGTTTACAGATTCTTCTAAAACTGATTTTTATGTCACAAATGGTAAGAACGGCATTGATGGAATTACCCCAATTAAAGGGATTGACTATTTTGATGGAGTTACACCACATATTGGAACTAATAATCATTGGTGGATCGGACTAATAGATACTGGAATTATTGCGCAAGGAGCAAGTGGTAGAAGTATTACGTCAATTAGTCGCACATCTGGAACAGGAGTAGCCGGAACTACCGATACTTACACAATTAGTTTCTCAGATACTACCTCTTCAACATATTTAGTTGTAAACGGAGCCAATGGATCACCGGGTTCTAATGGTCGCGGAATTTCGTCTATCGCTCGTACTACAGGAAACGGTACTGCCGGTACAACAGACACTTATACGATTACTTTTACTGATGCTTCAACTACTACGTTTACCGTTGTGAATGGGGCTAATGGAAGTTATACCGAAACGGCTCAGTATGTTCTTTCCGGATTAGATGCAAAAATAGAATTGGGCGTGAAAGCAAGTCATACCATTTTAGAAGCTCATAATTTTACTGCTGATAAAATTTATACCGAAATGACATCAGCTCCTACCGATTATGATATTATAGTTGACGTGAAAAAAAATGGAACGTCTATTTTTTCTACAAAACCAAAAATTTCCGTCGGAAACTTACATAAAACAATTAATCCAGTTTTGGTGACAAGCCCAACTGTTTTCAGTGTAGGTGACATCAGAACTGTTACTGTTGATCAAGTAGGTGGATCGGAAACTGGTAAAAACTTAGTGTTGTCAATTTTGATGAATAAAACAATTTAAATAAAGTATTATGCAAGCAATTAAAATTCTTTGGAAAGTAACCCCACGTAATTATGCAAACCCTATTGGTGGAGTTGATTATCAAATATTAGCATCTAATCTTTCAATGCCATCTGCTGACCCTCAGTTTGACCCTACTTTGGCAAATCCGGAAGAAGAATTATTGATTATGGCTACCATAAATAATAACTCAACGCCTGATATGCGTGTT